TCCCGTATGCCGCATAAATAGAACTTGGATTACCTAAAATTATTTCAAAAGACGTTCCGCTTCCAAACGTCCCTGTGCCTGTGGTGGTGAGGTCGCCCGATGCAAAGTCAAAATCTCCGTCAGCTTCTATTGTCAGTCTTTTCGTGTTGTTCGTTCCAAAAATCAATGGGGCGTTTGCGAAATTTCCGATGACAAAGTTCGCATCATATTGAGCAATCAAAGCCACGGCATCAGTCATTGAAGTATCAAACAGAGTTTCTGAATATGCAGAGCCGTGTGCTCTCATATCAAAAAACGCATCACCACCACCCGAAGCCATACCAAACTCTGCTATCGTTCTTCCAGTGCTTTTTTCATTGTAATAACCTAACCGCAACAAGTCCTGATTAGCCAATACATTGATTTTGTAATTAGCAGTCGGGCTTGTTCCTATACCCAAACCCGCAGCTCCAAGTGTGCCTGTGGTGGTGAAATCTTGTGCGCCTAAATTAAGCGTTCCTGTCGCACCAGTGTAAGGGACATAGCCAGAGAGGTCAGCGGAAATACCAAGCGTTGATGTTGCTTGAGGTGCATATATTCCATTTGATTGACCTACTAAAATTTGGCCAAGCGTGGGAACGGTAGAAGTTCCGGTGCAACCTTGATAAGGAAAGCAGACGGTGCCGGCAAAAGAATATATGCCGGAAGAGAAGAAAATACCAAATAATACAATTATAAATATTTTTATTTTCTGTAATCGCATAAAATTATGCTTCCGGCTGGCGGAGCAGTATTAAATGTAATGCTTCGGCCCACAAGACTGTAGTCTTCGTCTTTTTTAAGTTTTTGCCCGTTCATAAATACTTTTAGAGAATTTATCGGATTTGGAGAATAGTTAAGAACAAAAACTTTATTTACGCCATTGACTGTACCGGTGGGAATATCATCATCAATAAAGTGCTGATCCATAGTGATTTTTGAAAATCCGCTAAATACTCTGGGATTGTTTGAATATCGCAATTTCAAGTCGCTAATTTCGTCTTTTAATGGCTGAATTTTTTCGTTTATTATTTTGAATTCATCAGCAATCTCTTTCGTAATTCCGGCCACTTCTTTTACTATTTCTTTTACAACCGGCTGTTCTTTTATGACTTCCGTTTTTTCAATTACTATTTCTTTTTCAACGATCGGAACTTGTATTTTTTGTGCGATTTCTTTTTTATCTTTTTCAGTAAGAACATAATTTTTCCCCTCATCTCCTTTATCACCTTTATCACCTTTCAATTCTGCTTTATCAATTTCTAAGACTAATTCGCTTTCTAACTTTTTTTTTAGAACACTTTCTAAATTTGAAAACGCAGCAAGAATTTCTTCTGCTTTATCGTTAAGTTCAAGTAGATTGTTGAAAAAAACTAAATCTTTATCTTTTTTAATAAAATCATTTAGAGCGACCAATCTTTTTTTTTGCTTTTCAGAGAGTTCAGCTGGCATTTTGTAAAGAAAAAACCACAAGTAAAAATTTACCCGTGGCTCAAAACTTTATATTCTATTGTGCTTATTATTATATCACATACTGCAATTATTTCTATACTCAAACTGTGAATAGTCAATTTGTTAATATTGTGTTGACAATAAAAAAAAGGAGAATACTATTGAAAAGTAGCTAATTACTAAATATATGAAAAAACTCTTTTTTATAGCCATATTTTGCGGTATTCTATTACCATATTTCGCTCTAGCGGCATGGTGGAATCCAATGACATGGTTTGAACAAAAAAATGAAGCTGCTGAAGTTAAAAATGAAGCGATGCTTATAACACCTAAAACTATTCAGACTTCAACATCTTCACCAGTTAATGAAAAAGTAGTAGAAAAAATTATTGAGAAGCCGGTAATAAAAGAAAAACTTGTTACGCAAACAATAACAGTCGATAATCCAGAACTCCAAATAAAAATAAATTCATTGATAACAGAAAACTCAAACCTGCAAAGCCAAATAAATACTCTTAAAAATCAATTAAATTCTTGCAAAACGAATTTATATGAAAAGACAAGTTCAATGTCTGCGACAGTAAGTGAATCCGAACAATGCCTAACAGCAAAATCGGATTATAAAATTGCCACCGATAAAGAGTTTGCGATAGAGCAATGGTACAACACGGAATATGCGAAAATTATTGGATCAGGAACTGATGTACAACGCTCGGCACAAAAACTGGCATTAGACAATCAGAGGTCGCTTAAAATTGACCCTGTTATTTTAGATAAAAATAGGGCAAATAGAGATATTAGAATGTATTGTAATTAAAAAATATAATGAAATGGAACGATTATTTTTGGCTTGTGATTCCAGTGGGAATTATATTGTTGATAATTTTATCTGTAATTTATATCCCCTCTGAACCATATGATCAAAACTTTGATCCAAGAATAGAAAATTGCGGTCCGGGTATGACGACATGTTAATTCTTTTTTGGTATATAAGTTTTGGAAAACTGTTTAACAACTCCGTGCCTAATTAACAAATCTTCAAGTGCTCTTTGTTTGTCTCGCTGATTGAAATATTTCTGTGCTTCAATATCTACCTGTTGAGGTTTAATACCAGTTGTTGTTTTTAGTAATTTAATAAATCCTTTCATATCATTGCCAAATACTTGGTCAATATATGAGACTCCGCGAGAGGTAAATAATGAACGCGCGACAAGAAGTCTTTCTGGATCAGCAATATATGCAATTTTTTCTCCGACAATTTTTGCTTTTCCGTTAACTGTTTTATAAATGGGTTTTTTAACTTCCTTTATATCAAGCAAATCTTTTATTATTTGCGGTGCAAGTTTATATTCATTTGCACTATATACATCTTTTAAGTCTCTTTGTCTAAAACTATCTTTTCCTATTCCTAATTCTATTGGAACTTTTAATATTGGGTTAAAAGTGCTGATCGTCCTCAAAATAGGATTAGATCCAAAAAGTTGAGTAAATGCCTCAATAGGAGTACCAAATGATGATATATATTGTTTTAAGCCATCTGGAGTGTCCTTCAATTTTACACCTATTGATTCTTTTATGAAATCAGGAAGATTTCTTTTTTCCTCTTCTGTTATACTCCCACCATTAGCTTGCCCTATATTTCCAAAAAATTTTAGAACTTGATTTATTCTTTGAGGATTTTCACTAAGAGTTTTAAGTTGTAACTCAATATTTTTTCGTGTAAAAGAATAAAATGGAATAATTCGCCTCATAATCTGACTCTCAAATCTTGTCAAAGCTCTGTAATCAAACCCTGCTGCTTCCGCAAGTTTTAATGCTTCTGGTATGGACTTTCCTTGGCCTAATGCTGTTGCGTATGCTGTCGCTTTTTGTTGATGTTCAATAAATTGCCCTATTGCGCGACCGATTTTCATTGGTGTAGCATCTTGCCCTACTATTGGAATTATATTACCTTTCTGTAATCCAAGAGTTTTTTTCAAAGCCGATCCTGAAAAAGCTCCAGATAATTGTTTAAGTTCCGATCCGTTTTTTAATGCTATATCAAAATCTGCGTTATAAAATGTGTCGCCTGAAAATCTGTCCACAAAAGGTTTCCATATTTTTTCTAAACTTGAAGGGATTTTTTCACCTTTGCCCATCATGTACGCAATTTTTTGTCCGACCGCAATATTTTTCGGATTCAAGGCGTCTTTTCCCAATATTTCAAAATTTTGTATCATTCCTGACGCAAAATTTCTAATATGAAATGGGGCAAATAAACCAGTAACTGATCTCTTAAATAAGGATGTCAATGCATCAAATCCAGTAGCTTTAGCAAGCATATTGACTGTCTGAAATTCCGGCGATATTGAGTCTTTAATTAAAGCTCCGTCATACTTTGAGACATACCCAAGTTCTTTTCCAAATATTCCTTTTTCTTTTATAAGCTGATAACCAGCTTTTGTTGCCTCATCAACATTTTTGAACTCATCAAGAGTTTTTCCATATTTTTTTACAAAACCAGAAAGGAAATCGCGAGTCATTTTATCAGATACAACTTGAGATTCGCGTGTAAAAAATGCTTTTGCCGGGTCAAGTTCTAGGTTTTCGTTAGTTAATAAATTTCTAAATTGTTTTCTGTATCCTTCACTACCTACACGAATACCACTCGTTTCACTTAGAAATTTTTGAACCTTATCTTTCTTGATAAACGGGAAATAAACTTCATAAGGATTTTCCGTAATTCCTTTGGAAAATTTTTGTGATCGTTCAATTTGAGACTCAATAACTTTTTGAACAACCGGATCAGATGATTTTGCTGCTTCTCTACCAATTATATTTCCGCTTACAAATTCTTCTTTGACTCCTCGTAATGTTGCTGGGTTAATATCTTCAGCGGCAATCCCGCTTAATTCCGATACTCTATTTTTTACAGCATCAAATAATTCTAATTCTTTACCAGAGAAAGGTACTTTGTTGACAAGTTTTTGGTCAAAAGAATTAAATAATTTGCGTGATCTTAAATTTTCTGGAATCCACTTTGGAAATGTCGATGGAACACCTCTAACATTCCCAAAATCATCAAAAACCCTTTCACCAGCTTGAGCAACATCCATTTCCATTGCGGTATTATATACAGCATCAGCAACATTCTCATCTAGTTTCTCGCCAGTTTCTCTTAGAATCATTCCACCACTTTCGCGAACTGCAAACTCTGCTCTTTTACCGGCAATCATTTTAAGTGCGAGTTCCTCGCGTTGTGCCTCTGTTAGTACACCAGTGCCGAGTCTGTCCAAATTTGAAGAAGCAAGTCCAAGTTTTGCTTTCTGTTCTTTTGAAAGAAAAGTTAATATATCTTCTTTCGCCCCTTTACTTGCCTTGTATCCGTATTCAAATGCGCGACCTATGGCATCTTTCAGTCCTTTTGCAGCAAGTCGTAATCCTGCTTCAGTCTCTGGAACAACTTTTCCAATTCCTTTTAATGCGATATTGGTTGCGTTCTTTGTACCTAAAGTTAATCCTTTTACAAGAGTTCCGCCAAAATAGGTAGTTGGATCTAATAAAACATCACCCGCAAAACCTATACCAAACTTTGCAATACCATTTTCAATTCCAATTTTTTGAGCAATATCAGCATACGACTTTCTTTCACTTTCATAATCGTTTCCTGTTATCGCTGAACCCAAACCACTTATAATGTCTTTTCCGTATTGTATTATCCCTTGACCTAAACCCTTTTCTAGGCCAGTATTTACGGCGTTTGCAGTATTAAACGCACCAAGACCTTTTCCAAGTCTTTGTAAAAACGAAAGTTTTGGCTTTTCATCAATAATTTTTTCAGCATCTTTTCCAAGATCGGCTTCTTGTGCCTTTTGAACTAAACCCTCTTGAGAAGATAAATCAATTTTTTGAGAAGCATTTGAACCTTTATTAGCTAGTCCTGCTAATCCTTTTAGTCCGGTATTTTTTGGTTGTGCTAATGAAGCTAGAGACACTTATATTAAATTATTTATTAGATGAGAACATGGTATTGTATAATCCACCCCAAAAACCATTTTTTTCAAATTCATTAGCTGGTCTGTTGTTCGGATTTACTTTCTCAATACTAGCTTTTTGATTTATTATTTTTTGTAATTCTGTTTCTTCGTTTATTCCATATACCTCTCTCGCTATTTTTTTTGCAAGTTCCTTGTCAATAATTGAAGGATCGTTTTCAATTTCATTTATAACAGTCTCGTAATCATTACCGTTATCTTTTGCAGAAGTAATCAAATCTCTGGTTTGAACTTCCGGAGTATTTTTATTAGATAATATTTTTTCTGCTTCCGCTTCGGTAGTTCCGTAGGGTAATGTTATATCATATAAATCCTTAATTCTTTGAATATCAGTTGTTTCTAACTTTTTATTAGACACACTTTTTCCTTTTTTACCCCATTGACCTGCGCCAATAACTGCCTCATCCGCAGTTTTAGAATTTTGTATTGACATAAGAATTTCTGAAGGTGCATTGTTTTCAGTCGCATATTTTAGAAGTTCTAATTTTGTTTTTTGCAAATTTTCCTGTTCCTTTTCTTTAGTTTGATATTCCTGTTCCATTTCCTTTATTTTTACTTGAAATGAATTAGAATCGGCTTTGTTAAATGAGTCTTTGTTATCCTCGTAAAATGTTTTTACAAAATCAAGTTTTGTCTTGAGAGGTTCAAGCAATAAATCAACTTTTGTCTTTGCCAAACTTGATGCGGTGAGCATATCGCGATTAGCGGCGCTTTGGATCAATGCAAGATCAGCTTGTTCGCTTGCGTACGCTCGGTTAATTTCTCTGCCTTTTGCATTTCTTTGAACATCTGTAAGGCCGGACCCGGCCAAGTCGTCCAATTCCTTTTTTTGAGCTCTTTGAGAATTTTCCAGTTGAGATGTTATGTCATTATATTTTTGAGTTTTTTCTGCTACCTTGTATTCTTCCTGAATATTCGGAACGCTTGCCTGAACCCCAATAATTCTATTCATCACATCTTCCATATCTTTTTTGCTCTGGTCTTTTGCACTTTCCGTTTCTTTCAGTTTATTTGTTATTTCTGTATTCAGCGCGTTTGCTTTGGTATTTTCCAAGACACCAGAAGCTAGACCGCTTACTCTTGATGCGGTAGTAGAGTATGGCGTTTCTGGGATTAAGTATGGACTACTTGTTCTCAGACTTTCAGGAGTAATTGCATAATTAGTTGCTGTTGCGCCGGCGCCGGAATAGGGGTCAGCTTTGGCGGCAATATTTGCTTCTCTTGCAAGATTTATTTTTTTTATCTCGTCCTCATTCATATTATTGGGCTTTTTGACCTAAGTTATTTATTAAATCTAAATAATTAAATTCACCTCTTCCTGTAAAAACCATATAAATTTTGAGTTTAATATAGTGAGAATTAGCGCTATCAATAGGGAAAGGATGAAAATCATCGTCTTGTGAGGTGTATGCTTCAGTTTTTATCCATTTATCAAAGCGGACTAAGGCCGTATCTGCGCCAGTTATGGCCGAATTTGACTCATCTATTTCAACTTCAGATGTTCCACCGCCAAGATCGGTTATTTTTGTTATATGAGTGCATATACCGCTCCCCTTGCCCTGTATTACTTCTATCTCATCACCAACTTCATAAGAAGAAATATCCGTTGTTGTAGTGAAATAATCCGCACCATCACCCCAAGTTATAGGTGCTTCAGTGCTGACAGTATCTTCAGTCTGATACTTTATGATCATCTTATCTGTTGATGATAAAAACTTTTTGAAAAAGGCAATAATTTTATTCCATTTCTGTTTAACATTTTCGGTTTCAATTTTAGTCGTAACAACATATCCAGATTTTTGTAGCGTATCCAAAAAGTTGTCGTAGAATATTCCAAACTTCGTGCCTGTCAACGATTTTGTTGAATCGGTTCTATATGAACATCCGGCAAGAAATGATCCGTCAGTAGTAATTGGCGATTGTGCTGTAATCACCTCATTCAGTCCTCCTACGCCATAAATTCTCACTTGGCCATAATCAATAATGTTTCCTGTTGATTTTGACAATGAAAAAGAATGCTTGTGATAAAAACCACAATTTTCGTCATATTCCCAAATACCGGACGGGATAGTGTTTTCCTGTGTTCCTGCATGGTTAGCTACATCATAATTAGTTCCGTCAATAGCGGCACTTATTCTTCCGTTTATAAGAGCAAGCCCGTTCGGATGAATAAATCTTGTATTTGTTCGCTGAAAAGGACTGTATAACAGTTTGTTGTTAATTCTGTTTAATTTTCCTCCCTCTACTTCCTTAAAAGTTCCTCCGTTAAATGCAAGAAGCTTTCCGTATCCGTCAATAATAAATGGAATATCATTTTTTATTGTGCAAGCAAGAGCTCCGGAAGATTCCAATTTATATGAAGTATTTACGCTAGGCGATTGACCGTCCCATTTATACATATATCCTTTTCCACCACTATTATTTACAGTGCCGATCCAAATACCATCTGAAACCGCACGCAAAAATGTAATTACAAGATTAGTATCTCTTAGCCAGACAGCATATGAATTAGCATTTGGCTTAGTCGCGGATGGCGAAACTAAAGTATGATCTCCGTCCCATGATTTTATTTTTCTTTTTCCGCTTGTGCAGTACATTCTGTCAGCGTATGAACACAGCATCATTGCATCTCCCGCTCCTCCAACATCGGCCACAGTTGACCATGTCAGACCATCAGTACTGTAATACACTTTTTGATCAGCAGCGCAAGATACACATAGTTCAGGGGCATCGTTTTTGTTTGAAAATATCTCAATATCATCAGTGTCAGAACTTATTTGAGTGGGCGCACCAGAAACAGATCCGCCATTGGCTACTTTAGTAAATGAATTAGCAATGGAAGTGGCCTTAAAGATATAACCTGTGCCGTTTCCTAATGCTGTATAAAAGGCGGAACTGAAATATCTAAACCCCACCGGAACGCCAGTTATTTCGGCTAAGTCATCACTAGAGGTATTAAGGACAAGTCTTTTCCCTAACCTTAATCGTGCAAAATTTTCAACCAGATCAATATTCTTTGATATATATATACTTCCAAAAATATCGCCAAGATTTAACTGTGTCCATTTTTTATTTGGTGGGTATATCATGAATAATATGGTATGTAATAGACAATATTGTTTATTTTTCTTTCAAGAAAACCATCGGGGGTTTTTAATACGCTGTAAGTTGCAGTACCCGCCTCATCTACTGCTTGATTTTCGCTTGATAAACTTTTAGTGCTGACGGCAAAATCTGCAACCAAACGCGCTCTGAACGCCTGATCTATGTTTAACGGAATTGTCGTAACATTTTCCAACTGCCTTTTCCATTTTTTTAGTTCCTCAACTTCTTTTTTTAATTGTTCTATTTCATCTGGCATTTAATTTTTATTCATATTTTTCAAAGTTGAAACAGCGGACTTAGTCATATTTTTCAAGCGTTGTAAGACATTAGTATATTTTTCAGTCAATCTTATTTTGTTTCTTATCGTTACAATAAGACTGGCTATCGTTAGAGAACCGGTTTCGGCTAAAGTAAGAGTTTCTGAAATTGTTGATGTTAAAATTGTAAAAGTGTAATAAGTCATTCTGACTTCGCCCCTGCCACCGGCACCGGAAGAATATGTATTTGAGCCGTTATATACTTTTGCACCACCACCTCCACCTCTAACAGCACCACTTCCTGCATTAGTGTCGCCCGCTTCTCGTTTTCCGTCTCCTCCGTTTCCACCATTAGCCGAGCCACCTGAAGCTCCTGAAGATGCAGTATTATTATTCGCATCTGAAGAATTTGAACCGACAGCGGCATCTCCAGCGCCACCACCTCCTCCTGTTGCGTTAATACCTGTACCACCAGCAGACCCAGAATTGCCACCATTGTATTTAACATCACCAACACCCTCCGATGCTTGGCCTCCCTGTGCTCCTGCAGTAAGGACGGTGCTTTCAGTATTTTTTCCGCCCTTTCCGCCTTTAGCCAATACCGTGCCAGAAGTAGAAAACCATGAGTCGCCTCCATCATTACCTCCGCTGACCGTAGTTGCATCAATAGCAGTTCCGCCTGTTCCCACAGTAACTGTATATTCAGTTGTTGGTACGACTGTAAGTGTCTTTTTAGAATATGCCCCACCACCGCCACCAGTCGCTTCATATCCTGACCTGCCACCAGATCCTCCGCCACCCCAACATTCAACAATAACTTCATTGTTTAAGATATTGGACGGGGCTGTCCAAGTGCCTGTGCTTGTTACTGTGTCCGTTACTAAAGTAGAAATTAAAATTTTTGGTTTTGCTGATACTCCAGAAATTACATAGGAAAACAAGCGAGAAAATATTTTTTGTTCACTGTATATTTGATTATCTGGTATGCAAAATGTTTTCATCAAGCTAAAACTACTTTATATGTAGCGACTAACTGATCATTATTGGTTAATGTTTTTGTTGTAGTTAAAGCTCTTCCAAGCATCGTTCCAGATGAAGAAGCGTTGAATATTCCAATTTCCTCAACTGTTTTACTGCCGGATGCTGTCCATGTCTTTGTTATCTGAAATGTATCGTTAGTTACTGTTGTTGTTACTCTTGATACTGTTCCGGCTGCTCTTGCTAGTCCGGTATCTGTTATTTCAGCAACAAGAGCCGTTTGAGATGCGGCGGGCGCTGTCGTTGAAGTTCCTACTGCCAAATATGTAAATGGAACTGCGCTTGCATCCCCTATAAGTGAAGCCACCAATGCCAAGCCGGCATTTGTGATTGTGTTTCTTTTCCAGCCAGAGGTATCAATAATTTTTCCTTTTCTAACAACATCCACTTTGATATATCCTTTTATTTTTATATTTTGTTTTATATTCATTTTTATTTTTAGTTAATAAATTAGATATATTGAATTTTCTTATGAGTCATTATTCTTCTCTCGTCTTTACTTCTGGTTGAAAGCATTTTTTCTATATTTCCCGTAACTCCTAAGCGTTCATTTCCCTCAAGATCAACGATGGCTTTTTCTAATTGAGACAAATTACCTAAACCATCAATTCGGGCTTTTTCGTAAGCCGGCTTCAAATAAAAATATTCATGAAAGAATGGAACTCCGGGAACTTTGTCTGTGTCAGTGGTTACAAAATATGAACCCTCTCTAAGCACGACAGCTTTTATTCCGTCTGTCGCGTTATAATTCGGAATCGGATCAAGCAAAATTCCATTTGCCATTTTGCCGTATTGTGTGGGTGTTCCAGTATTTGAATTTACAAGAATCTCGCTTATGCTTTCGTCTGTTTCATCAATAGGTTCTATGCCCTGATATTCAGTGTCTGTTGCCGATTCTAAAATCAAAACTTTCAAAATGTCCTGAATCTTGTTATCTTGCTCGTCTTTGTCAAATGTGTAGTCTCTTTTTCCACTTTGAATATCAAGTGTTATAACCGGATATTTACTATGATTGATGTCCTCACCGCCCCATTTATTGGCGACTTTTGACCAGATAAGAAGATAGTTATCAATCGCATTATTTACTCGCGCAGTAAATTCTGCCAGTCGTTCTGTGTTGCCCGAAACATAACCATACGAAGCGCCAATTTCCTTTTCGTAAAATTGGACTAAACCTTTTTTTGTTGTTGTGTCTGAAAATTTTATAGACATAATATTTTTTATGAGCGGAGAGCAAGAGTCATTTTCTCCTCCTCCCCGCTCACAAGACGGGGATGCAATTTATGCAACTTGCACATCAAATACGAGTCCCGCATGAGCGGTCGGCGTAAGATGTCCAATATCTACCCTTGAATAGAACGATCTTCCTGAAAGGTATGAGTTAGAATCACCGGCTGGGAAATCAATCGTGTGTGCTCTACCATATGTGCCTCTCAAAATTCCGAGTCTCTGTATTTTCTTTACTCCGGCAAATACGTGTCCTGAAGTGTGATCATTTGACCAATAGTGATCAGCACCCATGTATTTCAAACCTTCTGTAATTCCATCCGCAAGAGCTTTATCGGCTGATACGAAACCGTTTGCTTGGACGAATGCCTCAAGATATTCAAAATCAGCAGCTCTCCAGACAAATCCGACTCCGTTTTGCTTCATCAGCATTCCTCCGTTCGCTTCTCTGATTTCTCTCTTGATACCTCTGATAATGTCATCAATATTTTGAGCAGAAACAGAAATATTTCCTGCCGAGCCACCTATTGAAGAATTATCAAAATCAGTCCAAGAAGCATATTGCCCCAAGAAACCTGATTCAATATATTCATTCAAAAGAGCGCCTATTCTATCGAATAGTTCGGCCGGTTTAGTCCACGGCGATTGTGCCAAATCAGCCCAGTCAACAAACAAACCCAAGTCTCTGCCTGTGGAAATTGTTAGTGTTTCCGCAGTTTCAACAAAGGTCTGCATAGCATGGCCAGTACCTCTAGTTACAGATTGAACCGAAGGCGTGGTTGACATGTATGAAGTGGAAATAACGCGTGTATCCTGAATGGACACATTGCACATTTCTTTCCAAGTTGTCGGGTGATCAAGTCTGTCTTGAAGGACATCCTCGTATAATGTTTCGTAAGTTATTGTGTTGGCGTACGACATAACTTTTTAAGTTTTATGTTGGTAAGCCAGACAAATGTTTATTGATCAACCTAATCGTTATAGAATGTCTTGCTTGATTTAGCATTTGCCATCATTGCTCTCGCAATTTTGGCTCTTGCTTTGCGATCCGGAACATCTTTTGCGGAAGGCGGTATGCCTTTTGCAATCCAATATTCAGGCGAATCTTTCATTTGAGACTGCCCTGTTGCCCCTTTAACATTTGAACTAGCTTCAATGTTTGCTCTAGCTGTCTGTTGGCGTTCAAGTTTTACTTTGAAATCATCATCAGTCAGAACATCATCAATGTCTAAGTTCCATTTTTTTGCAGTCTTTCTCGCAAGGTCTATATCGTCTGGATGTGTAAGCCCCGCAGCGCGGATTGCTTGCTTCTCCAGTCTTTCTTTCAATAATCCAATTTCGTCTGGTTTGGTTTGTTTAGGAGTTTCTTTTGGAGTTTCCTCTTTAGATTTTTTCAAATCTTTGAGTTCCCTTTTAAGAGAACCGAGTGTCTGGTTTAGTTTGTCGTAATCTGTTTTAGAGATTGAGACAATTTCAGCGTCTCCGCTTTCACCAGTAATCTGTTCACCTTCTCCTGCGCCCTCTTGAGACTGTGCGCCGTCTTCTTGACTTATTTCAGTTGTCATAACTTTTTTTGTTCCCTTTATTAACGATAAGGATAAACGCTACTCATTTTTTAATAATAATTTTTTGAGGATGAATGATAACCAGCAAAAAACCGATCGCTTTTTGAGCAATCGGTTAATGTCCGAAAGGAGAAAACTTCTACATAAACTCCTTTCGGGCATCAGCTGATTGCCCCAAAGCATGTAGAAGTTTTTAATTTCAAGAAACTAGTTACTGAATTTCAAATACTGTATTGCAATACCCTGCCGGACTGAAGGAATTGCCAAGTTGTGCCATCTTCACAATGAAGTAATATGATGGCGGGAATGTCGTTACTTCTCCGGCGGTTGGCGTAGTGGAAGCAACCAAATAAACTTTTTGTCCGGCTGTCAAACTGATTGTATTTCCGATCTGCGTTGTTGTTGCGTTATCATTGGCACTTTTTGCCATATCCAGTATGGCCGTTGTCGTTGCTCCTGTGGACAATGCAACCGAAGCTGAAACCAATGTTGAAGTTGCCGCGGGCGATTTTATTGCACAAATTGTTGATGTACCCACAGCCCCTGTATCAGTCAATGCCCTAATATTCCTTGCTGCAACTCTGTAATAATATCTGCATACTCCTCCGACACAAAGATAATTTGATGTAATTTCTGGACTGGTTACAGAGCCGGGGCGTTGAACTTCTGTCTTGATAGGATTTTCTGCAACTGTAAAATTTAATATCTTAATTACTACGATCACAGAAAGCACCACCGCAAGAAGTAAAAATATTGTTCTAACTTTATTCATTTTATATTGTTAATTTATAACTAAACTTTTTTCTTCGACCTTTTAATTTTTTCTTCAACCTTTCTGACTTCCTCCTCTGCAACAGACACCTTTTCTTTTGCCATCTGGAGACTCTCAATTTTTTCTTTAAGAGTGCTCATTTTTGCATTTGATACGCTCATGTTTGCGAATTAAATAATAATTATCTGCTTGTAATGGTAGTTGAAGCGACGCCGACAGAAGACTGTCCGACAACTATTAGTCCCCTCATAAAAGAGACATCAAATGTATAAGTTCCTGCGGTCGTACTTGAAAATGCGGCCAAAGTCGTTGTTGGATGATCAGAGTGCGGTCCGGTTGTTGTGGCATCATAAAGATAAAGTGGCGCATTTGACGATAATGTAACAACCACCGAACCCAATGTTCCCGAACCAGTCTTTATCAATTTTCCGGCTGATGAGTTCCAGTTTGAATCGGTAGTGGTTGCATTGTATTCATTACTTACGGCAACACTGCCAGTCTGACCCCCAATTCTACTTAGCAATTTGTACCAGACCGTTCCGCTAATCAAACAGAATGAAATTACCACGATTGATACAAAGATAAGTGTGAAGATATTTTTTCTCATATTTTTTGTTTAATAATAATTTACATACCGACCTGTTTTGTTATCTTCGGCTCTTCTGGGCCAGTAGATACAAAAGTTTTCAATTCGTTAAAACTTTCACTTAATAAATCATTGGCTATTGATTTTGCAGCTAGGAAATGCACATCTTTTTCGGTTCTTGGTTTCAAGAAAAAATTTTTTATAAATTCAAATACAAAATCAGAAGTCATCTTGTCGTTTATAAAATTCTTTAGTTTCGCTTTTTTTAGATCGTCATTAAACATTTTTTTACATCATTGCGTTAGCTGGTACTTTAATATTTGAGTTCAACATTTCCGGTGCCGGTGATGCCGGTAATTCCGGCGCTTGGTCTATCGCTGTCTGTTGTTGCAATAAGGACTTGAAATCTACAATGGACATTCCGCTGAACTCAAGAATATTGGCAAAGGCGTTAGCCAATGACGGAATCTGCATTGCTTGCTGAAATCCGGCTGGATTCGCAAAAATATTTTGAAAAATAGAAAGGAATTTATCAGATAGACCAGCCAAATCCTTACTTTTTCCGGCAACATTGACTCTTACTTTGACTGCTTTATCTGCTAACCAGTCTTTGACTAGATAAATCAATTTTTTATTTCCGTTTTTCATAAAATCATTTCGGAAAAATTCAATCATTGCTTTTTGTTCTTCCTTTGTAATTTTTTTGCCATCAAGAACTAGCTTTTTTATCTTCTTGTTAGCCATATTGATTGATACCTGTTCAGATACCCACATCATTTCGTCATTTGATAAAAGAGCTGAAAACTTTTCAATTTTTGAGACTTCTTTGACTATGTCGTCAATAAACCAGTCTCTGTATAGTTCCTCAATGAACTTGGCTCTTTTCAATTTTCTTCTGTCGTGCCAACCTTTACCTTGATATACCGATCTCTCTTGTCCTCTGAATGTCGTACCGCTGACCGGTTCCTTTCCAAGTAATGGATCATTAGCCGCACAGTTTAATTGAGCTGATTGATAAAGCTCATTTATACTATTTTCAAAAAGCTGAATATTCATTGGAGAAGCTGTCGGAACTTGATATATCCTTTTGTTTTCCCCGATCTTAGTTAGTTCAAGATTTTCCATATCTTGAATCTTATTTTTTTCAGCATAACTTGGATCGTCAGTGTACAAAGGAACTTTTGAGCCAGATTCCAAGAGGTTCATTTTGTGAATACTCAAAAAGTTAGTCCAAATCTGTTGAGGTAAAATTGCCTCTCCGTCTCCAAACCCCAACCCTCTGTTATATATCGGATCAGTAGTGTGAAATTTAAGATTACTTTCATCTTCTTTATTCCTATACAAAGTTACGCCAGTTTTTTTACTCTCCTTATCAACATAAAAAGCAATGACATGAAGCTGGTTGTAATACTTCTCTGCGTTTCCGTCATCTTTGAGATAAGATTCTGGAAAATTGCCTCTGGTGATATATACCTCAATTAGTTTCGGATTATTACTGCCGTCTGTGGAATTTTCTTGAGTTGCCAGAACTATCAAATCTTCAATGGAAATCGTTGCTCCGTTTTTTTTGTTTCCCCAACCTTTTTTTGACATCTCACGAAGCCCGTCAGGTGAAAATGTGAACTTGAAAGCTATTGGGCCTTTAAGAACATCGGACTGGTTACACATAGCGACCGAATTTAGATAAACTGCTTCAGCAAAATCGCCAGTTCTTTGAACTAATATTCCGCCGTATGTAATATCTGATTCTGATATGTCATCAAAAAGTTTGTCTAAATCGTGCTTTACTGCATAAACTTCTTCGTGAAATTTTTTAAGTATGAATGAGACAATTCTGCTATCTTCATCTTCAGTAAAAAATACTACATCTTTTTTCTCTAAGTCCTCAATCCACATGGACAAGCGGATTAAAGGAAGCATTACCTGTTTGAAAACTCTTAGCCAGTTGTTCTCACCGGTAAAAAATACATTGTGAGTCAGATGAAAAATCATCTGCACATGGTTTCTAAAATTCCAAAACCAATTATCACCTATTGGAATATTTTCAGTTTGAAATCTTTTTTCTCCGTCCTTGATGTATTGGTATATGCTCGGTGGCATTATATGTCTCCAAATATTAAAGTCTGATTTTTAATAGCCATTTCCCTCGTTAATCTTGATTCCGAAAATAATCTGCATGATTGAAAAGCTGATAATATTTTGGTTCTGGTGATAGTGCCGTGAGTTATTGTCAGAATTGCAGCGCCGGCAACTTTTCCGAGAGGTTTCAGGTTACTCAGAACGTCAAAAACATTTTTCCCTGAAGCAAAATATTCTTTTCCCAATATCTTTACAGTTGCCTTGTAATCATCTTTTTTTATGACTTTTTTGCTTTTCGTTTTCATTGGAGAGATATGCCTAGGTCTTTTATGTTTATAAACTTGCTTCCTCTGCTTTTACGTAGCTCGTCAAAAATCTGCAAATCGCTTTTAATATTTTTTGAAACTTTGCCGGCCATTTTCTTATCTACTTCCTTTGCAATTTTATTTTTTATTTCTTCGCAAGACTTGCAATAGTAATCATCCGGATCATTGTCTTTATATTCTGTCTGGCATTTTATACATTTATGAGTGATCATATACTTAAACAAAAAACCACGAACAAATTTTGCCCGTGGTCTTTCTATTTGGTTGTTAAATAAATTATACTACTTCAAAAATTTTTGTAAATGATAAATCTGTTGATAACTATACCTTTTTCAACCACTGATAAACTTCTTCCCAATTTTCTATTTTTCTGTAATCTCTGGTAATTTCATCACCTTCTTTTATATCCTCTAATACAACATCATTCACTGAATCGTAGTTTGGCGTGTCGCTGTGGTTAATATACGCTTCAAGATATGTGTCCGGATACATAAATGCGGAACCTTTCATTATTTGAGGCCAGCGTTCGCAAAGCAATTCTCTAACACACGGAAATAATTTTTTAATGCTTCCTTTCGGTATTCTGTATGCCTGTGGAAACATATTTACATACAATTTTTGACCTTTTGTAATATCGTATAAAGCAAATAAACCAACGCCATCAATCTTGGACGGCGCCAGTTTAACCTTGACCAGCGTGTTTAACATTGCTATTGAATCTTCTTGAGTGCTCATTTTTTTAAGTCTAATTGTCTTCTAACTTCATTTTCTTTTTTCCAGTCAATTAAGGGAAACCTTTCAATTATTTGTTTGTGAATTTTTTTCCACAACATATACTGCCTTGCATTTTTGAAGCCAAGTCTTTTCAAAATCAATCTTCTCTGAAGCATTTTATCCGTGCATTCACTACATTTTGACCATTCCAGCATGTCGCTGTGGTCGCATTTTGATATAAAAGTATTCAATATCAATTTTTCAATTTCCTTAAAATTAGCTGGATCTTTAAGATAATCTGGTAGCATTGCAATAAGCGGATGCGTAACCACAAGTTTTTGGTTTGGAAAAGTATCTTTGTTTATTTTTTTAGAGTCCGACATTATTTTTTAATTTTTTTTGTTTTTTTAATACATGAGGACAATTATCCCAGCCCTCACGACAACATTGCGGGATTTGCCAATTAAAAAGATCGACCTCTTTTATCTCGGTTTCTTTTGTCTCATATTTGTTAATTTCAATTTTCATATTGCGATATTTACTTTTTTTCTTGGTTGACTTGGCGCACTGAAATCTGACTGCTTGTTGTGCAATGAAGCAATGGCATAAGTTACAGCATCCATTGGATGGCTCCATGTATGGTTCGGCTCGCCTTTAGGTTTGCCGTCTTTATCTTCAGCCCAAGCATAATTTTCGTATGACTTCCAAACATTTATGCTTCTTTTTGTTACATAAATTTTTTTCTGCGCCGTGACTTTGATTCTGTAATTTACGCTATCTCTTCCCTTTTCAGCGCCTTGAACTAAAATTCCATATTTATTTTGCTCGGCAATGCTTTTTGGCTCGGCTGAATCTGCGATAGTAATTGCTTGACCAACCTCTCTGATTTTTCTCGCTAAGTATTCATTAGATAATTCTGTCCCGTATGCGACCTCATCAATTACATAACTTCCGTTCCAGTAATATATTGCTACTACGCAAGCCGGATCGGGGTACCAACCGAAGTCCTCTCCAAACCTCTCAAGTCTGGCTTCAGACGGAAGTGATTCAATCATCTGCCAGCCATTAAATATCTTTCCACGAACTTCTTCCGGTGATAATCCCTCAATGACTTGATAATAATAATTAGGATTTGTCTGTTTATATTCTTTGTATCGTTCAATCGTGTGCTTATTCAAATTCGGCTCATTCTCTTTATATGTGCCGGGTATATATAGAACATCTTTTGCATCGGCCTTCAGATGCGGGATATAAAATCCTTGCGCTTCTTTTGACGGCTCAAGGTCAAACCATTTTTGTAAAAGCCAATGATTTTTTGGCGGAGTGTTTAGAGTCAAAATTATTCTTATTCTTCCTTTAACTGTTCTTAGTGTGTCGTCAAGTATTCTGAACTCTTCCTCTCCTGTTTCTTCTGCTTCTTCGTCCCAAATAAAATTATATCCGGCAAGAGATTTAAGCCGAGCCGTTAATGAGCCACTGGAAGCTCTAAATCCGTGCGCACGCAAGCTATTCTCTCCTCTTTCAATGAACATGTCATTGTCCGTAATCCTAAACTGGTCTTCAATATGCTGTTCATTCACTCTGTCCATAATTTCACCCCAACATGATGCCCTTATATCTTCACGAGTTGCTCGCATAATTGCACCTCTGACATATTCTTTTCCGAGCAGTTGAGATATTGCATACCGCGAAGCTGTGCCGGATCGTCCATTACCTCTGCCACCCATTAAAATTGCATAGCGCCAATCTTTATTTTCCCAAAGCGGAATATGTGATGAATGAACCTCAAACGAAACTTTCATTTTCTTACATTGATTTCAATTCCAGTTAAAATTTTCTCTCCCTGCGAAGTTACATCAGTTTCAATTTTATCTGCATAACCATGCTTAGTAAGAAGAACTTTAGCTATAACCGGACTGTAATCACCGGACAATCCTTTGTTTATTAGTTGATCCGCTTGTTTGGCTAATAAATCTTCTATAAGCTCGGAAAACTCTTTCTTGTCAACCTCTTTACGCCATTCATAAATTGTATCCTTATGAATTTTTAAGAAAAAAGCTAATCCCTCAATGGTGGGTATTTTAATTTTCTCTTTACGGAATAATTCAGTTCCCTTATCTATTCCGTTTTCTATTTTTGGCCTTTCAATTACTTCGTATCCGTCAGTACATAAATCAATGTATTCCCTAGTTTTATCAAGAATTTCTTTTGAGTATTTTGGAGGCCTGCCACCGGGACCGGCATTTTTTTTATCTTTATTTTTCATGAAGTGAGTTATGTCATTTTTTTTATTTATTAAAATGTTATGGAACACAGATGGGAGACTGAACCACGGGTTTGTTTCGCCCCCCATCTATGACCCCGCGCGTGGTGAAATTAGTTATGTAGTACTCGGAATAAAAAACAAAAAACGCCAAAACGGCGCCATGAGCTTTTCTATTCAGTTGTGCTTATATCATATCACTTTTTTTAATAAAATCAATTAAGCATTGTGTATATTGTTATCATGATTTTATTGGTTGTACATGGTACGATTTGAATTCTGGTTTAATATCTTCAATCTGTTTTTGTATTATGATCCGATTTTTCAGCGAGGTATTTATTTTGGCAACCTTAGCAGACATCTCTATTACTTCTTCCTTTTTGCGAAGTATAAAGACATAACCTTTCTTTAGTAGATTATCTTTGAAATGTTCCTCAATGTTTTTATATTCTTTAGGGTAATAAGTTTTGAATTCAGCTTTGAACACAATTTCTTGGTTTTTCTTTTTCATATTATTTCAATTTATATATTCTTAATAGTTCTTTTTTGTAGGTATCAAATTTGGAGAGCCACCAGTCGGCTACATTACCAACAGCAAAATTTTTTGTATATTCATTTTCACCCTGCCAAATACCTTTTTCTACCCATTCTTGAAATTCTTTTCTTATTTGTTCTTTATCCATATATTTATCCTAATATCTTCTTTTTAAGTTTGAGCTGGGCTTCTCTGGCGGAGTTCCAGCCCTCAATTCTTCCCGAAAAAGCATAAGCAGATTTTCCTTTCGGCTTAGCTTTTATTTGTTCTCTTTCTTGAACTATCATCGCATTACATATCTTTTCGGCTGAGAGGCGGAGAAAGTCTTTAATATTAAATGTGTGTCCAAAATCTAAATAATGAACATACTTCTCATCTAAAAACTCCTCCAATATCTCCTCAATTAGTGTGTCTTTTTTCATGTGAAATTTTCTTTAATTACAATCTCAATTTTTTGGAGTAATTCAATAATTTCCTGCGATGTTCTCCAGCGCTCTCTATTGAATCTAACTGTGATAGCGTTTCTCCCTATTACATTTTCCTCTTGAACTATCTCTATCAATTCTAGTTCATTGTTAACTTTAACGGTAAAAGAGTAATGAGTTTCTGTTTTTGATGTGTCTTTTTTCATTTTATTTTGAACAATTTTTCTACTAATCTATAAAATTCTTCGTCTTTAACTTTGTAATCACAATCCCATTTTTCAAGTTCCTGAATAAGACATTTCCCAATTTCAGCACGCCTACCTTTGAAAAACTTATCTTTTGTGTTTTTTTTAGGCATGGGGGTCTTTGTTTAACTCATCTAAATCAATTTTTCTTAATAATTTCCTTATAGCCATTTGGTATTCCTCTTCAGATACCCCATTAGGATAAACTTTTTTGAGTTTCCAATCTAACCATTTTTCGTAAAT